CAGTAGTGATGAATCCACGGTTGATCAATGCCCTTAATATCTGCTCTAATTGTTGTGGATTCTTATAGGTCTTTGCAACGGCTTCTAATTCCATCCGGCTGGTGTTCAGTATCTTGGTGAGGATTTTTTCATTATCTGCGATCAGGTTATGTAGTCGTGGTGGAATGGCCTTGGCTTGTGCTGCCTGATCCCATGCACTGGCCCTGAGTATTGCCGTGGTCATAATCCTAATAACTCCCTATTCCGTTCCTTCCTCTCGTGGATTTGTTTCTTTATACAGTCAGGGCAGTTATTATACACCCTGCTTGATGGTGTGAATGGTTTGCCACAGGTCATGCACTCTTTGGGTTTCATAAATCTCAGTTTATTCTGGTGTGGTGGGATTCATAATCTCACCAATGCCTATTAACATCTCCTCATTCCGTTCCGCTAACTCCTCACCCTCCTCTTCAATGAATTCTTCCTCCTCCTCTGTTGGGAAGGCCTGATTTCCAGGCATTATCTCATCACTTACCTCAATATCAGCATATTCTTCCATGATCCGTTTCAACAATTGATGGAACCATTCACTGGATGGGTCGATCATGAATTTATCTGCCAATGGCTGTAAAGCCGATAAAAGGCCGAGAAGGTCCTTTTTGGTGAAGAGTTCAAACTTGAATTTAGGATACCTGTCAGTGATGAAGTTCAAATCTACAAGTGTTCTAATCATCTCCTGGATACTGCTTGTCAGGTCCATGTGAACTCCATCCAGGAAAATGTTCAATGTATCGGCATGGGTCTGGCTCTGTGCATAACTCCCACCCTTGGCCTCTGACTGGCCTAATAGAAGAGAACCTATCATAAAGGCCCTGAATATCATTGTATCATGATAGTTGATGAACTGCATAAAGGCCTCTCCCCTATGCTGTGATTCCAATATCTCATATTTTTCCCCAGCCTTTCCAACGAATCCGGCTGTGCCCTCATGGATGCTGTCAATATTGCTTTGCATCTCATCAGCATTACTCGCACTAACCTCACTTTCATAACCTACTATTGTGGGTCCTTCATGCTTCTCCAGGAATACTGCTGCCCAGATGAGGATTTGATGTTTCATAAAATGGTTATCATAACAGGATTGCAGTATACTCTTCCCGTACTTATTTCCGAAGGTTTCATCAAAGGCGAAGATAATACATTTTTCGGCAGGTATAGGGATAACTTCCGTTCCAATGTCCTGATTTACTTGGATCACATCCCCATTATCATCATAATCAAAACAGTCGTGGAATATGGTGGATATATGGATGGACCTTATAGTGTCAATTGTTATCCTGCCCTGATCTTCATTATACTTGTAATTCACTTCACTGACACTGAATCCATAAGGGATGGCACTGTAAAGGTCCTTCCTAACCTGTCGGAAGGGTGTCCTGAGGTTAGTGAGATTCTCCCGTACAAAGTCCGCTATTTCCACATCCTCTGGGTCTTCACTGGCCGGTGTTACATTGAATTTCCTTGATAGGAGGCTGTAAATTATCAGTCGTTCAGCAGTCTTTATCTGTGGGTCCTTGAGCATCTCATCATAATCAGTGTAATCCAGGTCATCTGGATTGTAACTTCCCTGGAACATATCCCTGATCCAATGATAGGAAGGTACTCTCTTACTCCTCTGACCTCCCATGAGGTCCTTGATATTCTTAATATCCTCCCTTTTAGCCTCCAGCCTCATGGGAACACCCAGATGAAAATAGTCATTCCAATCCATGCTTCATACTCCTTTTAACTTTTTTACCACTGAATTTGTAGGTCTTCTTACTCCTCCGATAATCAGAACTCTTGCCACGACTAATCCAATACCTTGCACTGCCAGTCATAGTGTCCACAATGTTATCCTCCTCACCCTCAGTACCTGTGAATTGGATTAATTCATTCACGGCCTTTTTAATCTCATCAATAGTCATAGTGGCCTTGTTAAACCTGATCCGGCCTGTTTCTGCAAGGACCTCTAGGTCGAAACTGCGGTCCAGTTTACCTGTGCTGACCTTATCCGCAATGATATTGTAACCTTCCAGTCGTGGGTCCTGCCTGAATCTCTGGATTAAAAGTTTAGTACCACTCCCACTTTCCTGTTCTACTATGCTGATTACTCTTTTGGTGTCCTTCCGGGTTGTGGAAACATATTTATTCAGCATTTCATCTGCTGTGAACTTGCCATGCACTAATCCATTGAAAATTAGAATGTCATCAAGATAGGTGGATTTAATACCGGCAGCCGCATCTCCTTCCTCACCACTCGCTGCGAAGTCCCAATACCGGACCTGATTATACTCTGATGGTAAGAATTGGCGGTCAGTTAATATTCGTGGTAATGGCTCTCCCTTCTCATCCAGGAACCATTCCCGCTTAAAGGTATAACCCTCCATTTCCTGAGGATTACCCTGATAAATAGCATTGAAAAGGAAACTGCCCATTGCCTTTTTTTCGGCCATGAGCCAGTCATAATCTCTCTGCTCCTTCCATAACACTTGGCCTTTCTGTCTTCCCAGGAGGTCCTCCTGAGGATCTTCACAGATGGCCGGGAAATTCACATCCACCCATACATCTGGTGGTATTGTTCCTCCTCCTCTGAGGATCATCAGGGCTTCCTTAGCACTGATATAGGGTTCGTTTTGTTTGATTATTCCATGCAGGTCATTGATGTTCAGTCGCTGGGCTGTCACCAGCATAATGGGTGGTAGGCCGTTGTCCCGTGTTTCAAGGCTGGTCTTTGCAGTTCCCATTATCCATTCTTTAAGATTCTTTTGGGTTGTTGGACTCCTGGCCTCTTTACTGTTCTTGATTGGGTCGTCAATTACGAATAATCCTGCACCCCATCCAACAATTCCACCACTTGCACCAACGGCTAACATTCGGCCTGTGTAGGGTCTTTCAAGGTGGAATTTGTTATTGGCCTTACTATCTGTACTCAGTTTAACATTATAAGGGCTGAGTTTTCCATGCTCCTCTAGGATGTATTTGACTGCTCGGCCAAAGTCACTGGCCAGATATTGATTGTAACTTGAGAGTATGACATCATCATAAGGATAATGGGCCATGAAGTAACTGACAAAATTCTTACTGATCAAGACGGACTTACCATGCCGTCTGGGAAGGCTGAATAAAAGTTTGGACACTCGGCCAAGGAGGGCATACTGCAATAATTCTATGATGAGTATGTCGAAGTCCCTGAGATACCATCCACCATTATTCACATAAATGGACCATCTGACCAGGCCCAATTGTCCATGATCCTGATTGGGGTCCACACTATCCCTGACCTCCCCTTCGTCTTTCTAATAACTCCTTGGCAAATTCAAGTTCCCTCTTCATGAATGCTTCATCATTAAAGTGGTGTTTGACCTCATGATCCATCTGACCAGTGACATTCACCTTGATCTCATCACGGTCCTCCATGTCTTTCAGTTCATCCATGCAGTACCGCCAGAGGTTGAATGCCTCTGTTGGATTTGTCGGAATATATTCACCTTTTTCCAACAATTCCTGTTTTTTCTCATCAGGTAGGTAGTATCTGTCTGCCTTTCCCAACATCTGTATAATTTTTATTCGACGATTGCTAACACTCTTCGTGATGGCAGTCCTAATCTTTTCTTCCTGAGTCTGCTCTTTAAGCCGGTCCTCTTCACTTTCTTTTTCCGCAGCCTCCAAGAATCCGGCCCTGACACCTTTAATCCATAACTTCTCCCATTCACCCTTCTTAGCCCATTCTGCTATTGTGCTGTGATGGACCTTTATGTTGAAGTCTTGTTGGATTTTGTCGGAAACTTGTCGTGTGCTGTACTTCCTGTCAGTGCCATCTTCATTAGGAAGTAGGTACATATCCTTGGCGTAGGATTTTATTTCTGGACTGTAAGCCATAAGTATTACCTCTCGTGTTGTTTGTTATTATGATTTTTGGTTTAATTTCTCAGTGCATAATTCAAGAATCTTATCAGCCGGGTTGTCCTTGAGGACTGCCTTTACTATGTCAGCCTCTTCGGCGTGGAATATGAGGGTGATCCTGTAAACATTTTTCATTTCTTTTTTGGCCTGTTCCCGGTCCTCCCGGTTTTTGGCTTGTTGGATTTTATGTTCTCGTTCTTTAAGTGATTCCTGTGCTTTTTGAGTGTGGGATTTATAGGTGTCATCTGTATCATGAACATGGTTTAAGGGTTCGTTTTTCTCGAGTCTGTTTATCTCGACTTCTCCTATGATTTTATCCGGTTCCCATGCTTCATTGAATTCTTCTCCCATGAGGGCTTCGGGTGCCGGTATGTCTTCTATGAGTCGGTTGATTTCTTCGTCATCTAACATCAAACTGTCCTGGGCCCATTCTATTGCTCCGAGGTCTTGGAGGTCACGGAGGACA